ACTGCCCACTTGAATATCTTACCGGTGTCGTACTCTACGAGCCCCGCGCGTTTAGCCAGTATAAGTCCTGCTATAGTGTTGGTAGTAAACGCGGACCAGAACCGGTTCTCGGAAGTTAGCCCCGCCACCGCATCAACCTTGACACGGGTATCCTCGACCAGCTTCTTAACAACGTCCAGATTATTCATCACATACTGGGTGTATATCTTACCCGCATGGCCGTAGTTATTGTTTACAGCAGCAAGGAAATCATCCTGTATTTTTTTATCCTTTGACTCGTCGAATATCCGCTCCACTTTCACTTCCAGTATGCGCTGCGCCTCTGCTTTCGGCATAGCTTTAGCCATACTCACACGCTCGATGATACTTGTGTTGCCTGTGGTCACCGCGAGCAACTTCCACGCGTCGCCCCTATACCGTTCGGCATTACCACCACTTGCCATACGCCCCCGCTGCCTACCGCCCGTTAACTGGTACGCCAGATTACTTAGTTCGGCGGGTTTAGCCTCGGTTAACTCATCTAGGTACAGAGGTAAGTTGTGGTATATTTCCCCCCTGTGCATCTTCAAGTTGTGGGTATCCTTCTCGTCCATAATAAGGTCTTCCGGCCTACCCCACACCGAGACGGCTGCGGCCATAGCAGTCGTTTTACCTACCCCGGACTCCTTGCTGTGCAGGTGCAGCGCTGCACAATTCACAGGGGCCAAATGCATGAGGACGGAACCAAATGACGAGCCTACTACAAATTGATGTACTTCAAACCCATCATGGTTGTAGAAGTTCATGGTTTCCTTCCACTTCTCCAGCGTACCTTTGGGCTCAAACGAGGGGAACAACCCCGCAGTCTGGTTGGACGGGGGGTTGAACTCAACCCGGTCCTTAAATATTTCCTGATTGCCCAATACAAAAGAATCACAGTCGTCGTTGGTCCAACCAAATTGTTTGTGTGCTTCGTCTGCGACACTTTCATCCTGTAGTTCGTTAACCCATGTAGTTGTATATCGCATAATTTCGTCCATCCCACCTTTTTTGCTGACGGCGACGCCGTACATAGACATATGTTTTCGGAACTCATCACGAGAATTTACGGACGCAAGGGGCACGGTGAACTCCCTTACGCCATCTTTGGGTAGGTGTAATCTCATAACTAAAGATTCACCTAGCTCACTATCCCATAGCCGACGCGTAACGTATAAATCATTATGGTACACTGATTTTTCACCCACACTACCGTCGGGCAGTGTTACGCGGGTGTATACCCCACCGTTAGCACCTCTAAAGTACGGGTTTGGGTACACAGGTATTATATAGGTATTCAGCGGGGAATTCGGCAGGGCAGTAGCCGGGGCCTCTACTATGTTGTCTTCTTCGGTAGCTTCCCGTACCCGGCTCCCTAGACTTATAGGGGACTTTATCTTGCCGAAATTGGGGCACTCGCTGCATATACCCGGGCTGAACTCGTCGAATGTGCTGCACAGGTACGGACCTTTTATAAGCTCCATCTTCTTCAGCGTGTCCGCTGCGTTGTACTCCGGGTGGCCCCTCGATATTACACTGGCCGCTTTTACGCTGTCTTCGCAGAACTTGGCTATAGACAGCCCGGCCCTCCACAGGGGCTCACTTATCTCCCCTTGATTGGTTATTATATTCTGTAGCTGCGCACACCCGCTCCCCTCGCGGGTTCTGAGAACTATGTCTTTGAATACGGTCTTTCTGTTGCCAAGCAACGCATCCATAACAGCGTTGCTGCCAGCGGGTATATGTTTAGTAGGTACTGGTATCACCTCACCGCTCAAATATTCTTTGAACACATCGAAGTTCACGGGGGTGGACTCCCCCGTACCGAAATAATCCACCTTTCCCGGGGGATCTGTCTTGTAGTTATGGGTGCCGGGCACACGTAGTACCCGTGCGGCATCGGAAGTAACCGCTGGGTCTGCTAACAAGTTATGCTTCGCGCATAACCGCTTGAGGCCCGCCGCTACGGGTAGCCACTCTGCTAGAGTAACAGGTGCTGACAAGAACCAGTATGCATGGACTCCACGTCCCGAGTTAACTACCAGCGGTCTCGGCAAGTCCAGCTTCTTGTAGAAACCCTTCAACGCTACTAGGGCATCGGGCTGGTTTCGGTAGCCCTTGCTAGGTCCGCAGTCCAGATCCAGAAAGAATGACCTAAGTTGTTTTACGTTAGTTACCTTGCGTGACCCGGCTTCTTCAAACGTAGCCAGCGCAAAGTAGGCGTCAAACCCGGACTGATCTAGTTCGTGGGCTGTTGTCAGAACAGCGTCTATGGAGTCATAGAACTTTTGTACCCTGCGGTCTTCAGACCCGTGGGATGCAAACACACAATAAAAGCCCCTGTCTCCCAACGCTCTCTGTAAAAACTCTTTTGTTTCCATGGTTTCTTACCTGAGAGGATGCCCCGGCTACGCACCACGCAGCCGGGGTTATGTTGGAGAACCTAGTCGTCGTCCCAATTGTCCACGATAGCGTTCATATTGAGGCTTTCAACCACTGGTTTGGGGGCTTTCTTGGGTACCTTCTTGGGTTCCGCGACTTCTCCGACCTCTGCAAGATCAACTTCTGGCTCCGCTGCGGAAGTAAACGGGTTGCCCTCCTCTGCTTCAAACCCGTTGGTGGCTTCAAACGGAGAGTGGTCCTGCACAGGTGTATACTTGGTAACCTGCACTGCGTTGAGCCGCAGCGATACGCCCGTGCCTATCCCAACGGCATGGTAGGGCACGAATACCCCGGCGATGTTGACCGTACTGCCAGTAGTCAGCAGGAAGCCATCATCGAGTTTGGTATTGGCAGCGTCGTACTGCGATGGCTTCCGCGTAGCGTCTTTACCGTAAGCCCCCTTCAAGGTGCTTTTGAAAGTATAGGTGTCGTTCTCCCCTTTGGTGAACGGGTTATCGAACTTCTCAGGCCAATTGTCCGCAGCTTTTCCGGTGTAGGCGGCTTTCATCTCAGAGAACAGCTTCTTCGCCTGTACGTTGGACATACGGAAACTTATTTCGTATTTGGCACCATCATCAAATATGTCACAGGGTATCGACCGATTCTCTTTGTTGTCGAACCTGTAGGTTGTGTTCAAGCGGGGCCATAGGGCCTCTACACTGTCGATACGAAATGGTGTCGCTTTGGGCTTATCAGCCATAGTTATTCTCCTAGTTGTTGATTTCAAATCCGTCTGTGACCCCGAACGGAGACGCTGTGTTGCCCTCAAGTGGTGCGTAGCCCAGTGTGATTGCCTGTATGGTATCAGGGTGGGCAATCATGCCCGAAACTACGCTTATTTCTTCATCCCTCAGAGGACGATTAGGTTTGAAGAATAGTTTTGGTATATCGCTGTCGGCGTCGAAATATATCTTGGTAAGAACAACAGCGGCTGCGGTGCCCCGACCGTGCAAGAAACTAGCATACTCCCGCAGGGGCATGTGGCCGTCCCTTATCTGCCCAAATATAGAGGTGGCGGGCAGGTGTAGCTGGTACACATCATCAAGTCTGTCGCGCGGCACTACAGCTATTCGCTGGGAAAACCTGCATAACCGGCTGCTCCCGTAGCCTGACCCCCGTATATTATTGCGGCAGTCCATACACCTAGCCGATTGCCGCTGCCCTACAGGTACATCAACAGAAGGTACTTGGGTATCCGCAGACCAGCAGGTTGGCGATGCAGGCTTGTCCGGGTCGTATTCCCCTTCGTAGTAGGCCCGCGATATAGTAGCTGCGTTTATCACGACAACCTCATATTCGTCGCTGTCGATTAGTACCTCACCTGAGTCTGATAACTCACTGAACTTCTTGCCCCGTATGCTTATACGTTTCATAGATCCTCGTCTTGCTCATCGACTACAGCAACCTCAACAGGGTCAGCCGCTGGCTTGTCTCTAGTCGCTGTTAAAGCATCCACCACATCGCCGAGACAGAAACGGTACGTGTTCACAACGCGGATATACGTACTCCCCGGGATATGCTTGTTCCTAACCCACCCACGGATGGTGGATACCGATACAGATAGATGGTTAGCTAGTTCTTCGATTGTTACGTAGGTCTTACTCATCACTTCTTCCTAACTGCTATTATGTATTCCGAGTCCACGTTTAGCCCCGGGGGGACACTTTCCGGGTTCTCCTCTAGGAATTGTTTCACGTTGGTCTGGTTAAGACGTTTCTCGAAAAACTCCGGGACGTTATGCGTATCGATAAACTTGTACATAGAGTCCCAATCGCT